TATAGTTTACAAACAAAAAATGAATAAAAAAACAAGGCTCACCAACGAAGAAGCCATTGCTTTAGGCTTCAAATTAAACAAAATCCCACCCTACCGAAACAAAGCACAATACCACATAACCCCAGAACAACAGGAACAACTAAAAGAGATACAGCATTCAGGCGTAGCACAACACGCCAAAGAGCGGGGCATCGACTTTAACGCAATCACCGAGTATTGGGATAAAACAAAAGAATATTCTTTAAGGGTACGCCCTGAGGTGGTGCAATTACGTGACATCTGCACGGAGTTGATAGATGAGATGCAAGCGCATTCTCCAAAGTACCCAAAAATTGAACGCATAAGAAGTAGTGACAGCCATTTATTAGTAGTTGATATTGCCGACTTGCATATAAATAAATACGCCACTTCAGAGTTAACGGGTGCTGAATACAATAGTAAAATAGCAGTAGAAAGAGCGGTAAACGGAACTAAAGGACTACTTCAAAAATCACAGGGTTTTAATATTGATAAAATATTATTTGTTATTGGAAACGATGTTTTAAACACCGATAACCTCAGTAAGTCAACAACTAAATTCACGCCACAAGATACAGACGTTAGTTGGTATGAGGCGTTTAAAATAGCTTACAAGTGCTACGTGGAGGCTTTAGAGTTATGCCTGAGTGTTGCAGATGTAGATGTTATTCACTGCCCAAGCAACCACGATTTTATGACGGGGACTTTTTTGGCTGAAACTGTAAAAACTCATTTTAGACTTTGCGACAATATAACGTTTGATACTTCACCAGCTTACAGAAAATTCTACAAATACCATAATAATTTAATTGAATTGGAACACGGTGATAAGGGGAAAGTTGCAGATTTGCCTTTAATAATTGCGCAACAAGAGCCTAAAATGTGGGCAGAGTGTAAATTCAGATACGGATATTTACATCACGTCCACCATTCAGATATAAGGCAATTTCAGTCAAGTAAGGATTACATAGGATTGAATGTTACTTATTTGCGTTCTCCAAGTTCAGCGGATATTTGGCACTCTGATAATTCATTCCTTAATATGGTTGCCGTTGAGGGGTTTATACACTCAAAAGAAAACGGCAGAGTTTCGCATATTACTCACTACTTTTAATAAGCCTTATGACCTATAAAAGTCAATTATAAGTTTACAAAAAAGAACAAAAGCAAACTAATAGTTTGCAGAATCAAATAAAAAAACCCCTCAGGGAATCAATCCGAGGGGTTAACCAATAACTAAATTTTATGAAAAAATTACTTTGCTAATGTAATTAATAATTTGGATAAAACAAAATATCTTTTACATATCGGTCAATTCTTGTAAATTATAATTTGCTATAAGCTCATTAATTTTTTTCCACGCTGGGCGATAATCATAATCGGTATGCTTAAATTCCCTGAACCCGTTGTTTACAAGTTCAAATATAAACGCCTGTATATCGTTTGCTTTGGATAAAATTATTATCTCGTTTGGGTCTTTTGTTGTAAATGTTACTTTCATTTGAATATATCTTTAAAGTGGTTTAAAAAGTCCTAATTTGGAGTTTCTATTTTTATAAAATTAATTCTATTGCGGACTTGATTTTTTGCCCTGTATTCATCTTCAGCCATTAAGGTAGTACTCATTTTCCTTCCGTAAAATTCAAAATATATCTTATATCTTTTCATAGCTTTTTGTTGAGGTTAACAAAATGGTTTTGTCACAAATATAGTCAATATTTGTGACAGATTAAAGTTTAAATCCGTACCCTGCCGAAATATACCCATCAGAATCTACTCCGATACTCAGCAAGTTGTTTCTTTTATTCTTAAACATCAATTTCGCTTCAAATGCGACACTTTGAGTACCGAAATGATACTTTGTACCACCGTAAAAAAATAATGCGTTAAAAGCGGGTTTCTGTATCTCTATGACTGTATCAAGTTGTATGGTGCGAGGTTTAATAAAATATTCATTAGATTGCGATAAAAGTTCACCTCTTACCTTACTCCAAGTATCAATCTTAATCGTGTCATCTTCAAAGGTGTTGTTATACTCCCTTACCGTAATTGCATCAATATACATTTTTAGACGTTCTAAGCTGTCTATAGACGCTGAATAAGCGTCTAAAAGCTCATCCATTCCCTGTTCAGGCACTTCAACAAGAATAGGTTTAGGAAAATATATTGTATCTGTTTTTCCTTTTATAGCAGGCACAGGCACTTCAATCCTGACTGGCACTTCTATAATTTCCTTTTTGCCCTCGCATTGCGTAAGAAAAAGAATTATAGCAATGCAGATTGCGGTGGTGTATTTAAAGAAGTGTTTCATAGTTTTATTGTTGATATGCTGATGTTATGCACAAGTTTAAGAAAACAGCGTCCGTGCGTTTATTCGCTGTTCTGCAATTTTGAAATATGCTTCGTCTTTTTCTATTCCGATAAAAGAACGATTGGTATTTTTACAAGCAACTCCAGTACTTCCCGAACCCATCGTCAAATCCACCACTAAATCATTTTCATTACTAAATGTCTTTATTAAATCTTCAAGCAATAAAATAGGTTTTTGCGTTGGATGGTATCCGTTGTAATCCTTTTTGTATTTCAGTATGTTGCTTTTGTATTTGTTTCCTTCCCATAGATTAAATGTAAACGGATTTTGTTCGTTCATTTTTTTCATTAACTCACTTCTATAATCAGTATCAATTTGTTTTAACTCATTCCAATCACGTTTAAAAAATCCAGTAGTTTGCAATTTTTCATAATTAGCCAAAGTAGGCAAACAAAATTGACTGCCATTAGTAAAATAATGCCCCCCCATTCCGTTTCCAAGTATTTTTTTTATTTCACTGTCAGTCAGTTTGCTTTCTTCTTTTTGAGTTAAAAAGTATTCTCTCAATGGGTGCAATCCCTCAAAATCGTGTTTTGGGTTATTCTTGCTAAATAACAATATATCTTCATAAAATGATACCATTGCTTTATTCACTCCAAGCCCATTTGCAAAATCATTTTTCTCCCAAACTGCACGATAAGAAAACGGAACATTTGGTATTGCTTCCGTAATCATTCGGCTTGTGTATGGCTCTTGTGAAAACAAAATCATTTTTCCGTTTTTTCTTAATATTCGGTTTGCTATTTCATAAATGCTTTTTGGTTCAATAGCTTTATCCCAAGTTTCAGCAGTATTTAAAACCTTATAGTTTCCTGCACTCTCTTTCATTTTTACTACTCCATAAGGCAAATCGGTCAATATTAAATCAACACTTCCTGTTTCAATCTTTTCGCTTTCAATCAGGCAATCCCCGAATAAAAGACGAGAAAAAACCTGTGCATAACACTCGCTATATGCAATTTGGGGTTCAGTGGTATTCGTAAGTTTGTCCATTTAATTTACATTTTTATAGTTTGATAGTGCAGTGCTTTTAATTCCGCAATGCAACATAGCCATAACGTTATAAACAAGGCTCAACTTCTGTCCAGCCAGCAATATAAATTTTATCACCATCTTTGTTTCTACCGCTACAATACATTCCATCAAGTTCATAAATTGTAATTTCATCGCCTTTATTTACGGGGATTGATGTCGGTGGTGTTTTAACATTTTTATCAGTTACTATTACTTTTGTTCCGTACTTTACATTGTGTGCTTCCATATTAATAACCAATTTTAACCAGCAACCGAACGCCCTCGCCAGATATATTTATTTCCTTTTCGCCTAATGCTTTGTAAATTTTAAACAAAAGGTCAAGATTAATAGTCTTGCCCGACTCACCTTCTAAAATTCTTGTCAGGGTTGGTTCAGAGCAAACAGACATTTTTCTATGCATCTCGTACTTAGAAACGGCTTTTTTGTACATTTTTTCTTTAATATCGTTTCCAATAAGTGTTTGAAGTTCTTTAATCATTTTTATATTTATTTAAGTTAATTTTCCACCCTTTATATTCAATCTTTTTATTCCTTAACAAGTTATACATTTTCCAAAAACTTAAGTCATTTTCCCTACAAAAACCAGATAAATTATATACTTCTTGATTTTCTCCTTTAGGGTTTATAAAATAATATGTTTGAGCCGTTGAGTTCGCCACACTGTTTTTCCATTTTTCAGTTTTATTAAAAAGGTAGTTTTTATTTTTAGGAACAAACATATTAAATTCTGGTTTAAGTAAGTCTATAAAATACTTTTCTACTTGTCGGTCAAATTTTTCATTTGAAACGCTTAATAAATGAATTTCAAAACAAGACTTTCCGTAGGCATTATATGATTCTAAAAGTTTTTTGTTACTGTGACCCCCGTTTAATAGCTCGCTAAAATGCGTTTTAACTCTGCTGTAAAAAGAGTTGTTTGTGTAGCCTATATATTTTTCTCCTGTAACCTTATTCATTATAAGATAACATCCTTTTTTTAAAAGTATTTCGCTTTTGGTTATCTGGTCAACTTTAAATATCCGCTTCATAAGTACTATTAATTTGACCGCAAGATACAACATTCTTTTTAAATAAACAAATTATATTTAATTAAAAATATATTTGCACAAGAAATAATTTTGTTTTATATTTGCCCTATGTTTAACTAAAATACTAAAATTATGGACTCAAGAGATGACAACAACCCAGCACACCAGCCGACAGAGGCTTTTAATTACGACCTTTACAATGACATGAAAACAGACCTTGACACTATTAAGAGAAATGTAAGCAGAAGTAGTGGAGAAGTAGATGTTCAAATTTATGAATTTATAGAAAAATTATTAACATTAACTAATAAAATATAATTATGGAAACAACGTATTTAAAAACAGTAAACAGATTCGGAGGTAAAATAACAAGAGTTATTGCCTTGACTGAAACTCATTCGATATACATTTCGGACGATAACATATCTTTTAACGATGCTTACGAAGATGATAAAGAATGGTATATAGAAGAATGGAGGGCGGTTGAATCAAACAAAGAAGAGTTTGACGCTTTTTATATTGAACAAGTGAACATTTTAAACGATTTAATAAAAGAATTATGAAAAACCAACACGATATACCAATCAGCGGTGGATGCGTTCCAAAAGGACATCACCCCGTAACGCCACAAAGGGTTAAACAATGGATGGAGAAATTGCCAGACGTTCAAGACTTGCGAATCACGAAAGAAATAGATGAGAAATATGAATTTTTAAAATTGATATTTGCACAACAATTAAACAATAATTTGCACAATAATTAAAAACTAAACATTATGAACAGAGAAAGAATTACGGAATTGTACAAGAAGTATGAGCTGACAAAAGAAGATGTATTTAAGCATCAGCATTACCTTATTATAACCCGAAGTGGCATTGAAAAGATACAAGCCATTGAAAAGATTGATGTTAACTACGATGTTATAAAATGTGAAACTAACTTCGCAGCAGTCAAAGCATACAATGACAAACTGCAAACGTTTGGAAGTGCTATAAAAGGCGAGTCTTTTAAAGACGGAAACACTAACAGCTGGTATGTTTTAGAAATGGCAGAAAAAAGAGCCCTGAGCCGTTTAGTATTAAAGCAAACAGGCTTCTATGAGTTGGGAGTGTTTGCAGAAGATGAATCAGAGGACTTTAAACGCAAATAATATGGAAGGGTCAAAAGAACAATTTTTTGCAATGCAGGAAATGGAATACTACGAAAGTATAGAAGAACAAAAATTATTAACCTTTAAAAACAAAGATTATGAAAAGTTTATTTGAAATTACGCTGACACAAAAAGAATTAATTAACGAGATTGAACTTATGGAGGGGGAATTAACCTCTGAAATGGATTTAAAACTTGTTATAACAAAAGGCGAATTAGAGCAAAAGTCTATTGCCTATTTAGAAGTAATAAGAAAAAAGGAATCGTTTAATGATTTAATCGATAATGAAATTAAAAGGCTTCAGGCAATGAAAAAAAGCAACGCCAATTTAATTGATAGGCTTTCCGATAATTTACTTACAGCAGTCAAGGTGTTTGGTGAATTTACAATTGGCACACAAAAATTTGGCACACGCAAAAGCAGTCAGGTAATTGTTGACGATGTGAATAGTTTGCCAAAAGAATACAAAACGATAAAAGTTACTGAAGCTGCAGATAAAAAAGCATTAAAAGAGGCTCTGCAAAGTGGTGAAGAAATTGAAGGAGTTTACATTCAGGAAAATGTTAATTTAAAGATAAACTAATGGAGGAAATATTGAACAAAATAACATCGTTAATTGAAACCTATGAGAGTGGCACTTGGTCAACAAGCGAGAATTTGCGCATAATGCTTAGGGAGTTAACCGCTAATTATTACTATCTTACAAAGCACAATATTGAAGCCTACCAAAAATACAACGAGGTACAATATAAGCACAAAGGGAGTGTTTCAGCGGGAAAAATCTTAGCAGATGAGCAAGTGCCAGAACTCAGGATGTTGCGCAAAATAATGGAAGCGACAGACCACGTAATGTGGGCAATGCGTTCCGAATTATCAATTATTAAAAAAGAATCTTAAAAACAAAAACAAATGAATTTAACAGGAACAATTAAAGTAATCAATGAAACGCAAACTTTTGGAGACAAAGGGTTTCAAAAAAGAGAGGTTGTAATTACAACCAATGAATCTTATCCACAAGATATAATCATTGAATTTGTACAGGACAAGTGTTCAATACTTGACAAATACAAAGTAGGTCAGGATGTAACTATTGGCATCAATATTACAGGCAGGGAATGGACAAACCCACAAGGCGAGGTTAAATATTTCAACTCAATAAAGGGCTGGAAGATTGACAAAGCCGAAAACGGTCTTGAAGTAGTTGATGCTGAAACGGTGGCAACGTACACAAAGAACAAGCCACAGCCAACTAATGTAGAACTTGAAGCAGATAATGATTTGCCGTTTTAATGATTAAACTAAACATAAAGCCACTTTCAGTGAATCAAGCTTGGCAGGGGAGAAGGTTCAAAACCAAAGTGTATAAGCAATTTGAAAAAGATATGCTTTTAATGCTCCCTAAAAAGCGATTTAACCCCCCTTTTAAAGTGGCTTTTGTGTTTGGGTTTAGTAATTCACTTTGCGACATAGATAACCCCTTAAAACTAACGATAGACGTATTACAAAAGAAGTATAGCATAAACGACAGGGACATATGGGAGCTGAGCGTAAAAAAGGAAATTGTAAAAAAAGGAAATGAATTTATAAAATTTAGCATTGAAACAGCACACACGCCTATACCTTAATTATTTTGCTTATCACGAAAGTGAATACATACCTTGCGAGGTTTGTAATAAAAAAGCGGTTGACATCCACCATATTGACTGCAAAGGAATGGGAGGCTCAAAACAAAAGGACTACATAGAGAACCTTCAGGCATTATGCAGGGAGTGCCATTTAAAATATGGTGATAAGAAACAATACAAAGAATTTTTAGAAGAAATTCATTTAAAAAAGTTGCAGGAATAGAAAAAAAGTTTATATTTGTGTAATTGCCGTTCGACATTATAGCAATAAGATATTAATCTAAACCCTGTAATAAAAGTTGAAGTCGAACGCAACTGGAGTTACAGGGTTTTTAAATTTATAAATATGTTAGAAGTAAAAAAAGAGTTTAAGGAGTTAATACCGCCTTTGACGGTTGAAGAGTTCAAGCAATTAGAAGATAATTGTTTAGCGGAAGGCATAAGAGACAAAATTATAACTTGGAACGGGTTTATAATTGATGGGCATAACCGTTATGAAATAGCCACACGTTGGAACTTAGACTATCAAACCGAAAGTAAAAGTTTTGACGATGAAGAACAGGTAAAAGATTGGATGGATGCAAACCAATTAGGAAGGCGAAATTTAACGCTTGACCAAAGAAGAATATTAATTGGACGGCGGTACAATAGAGAAAAAAATAAACAAGGTGGAACAGGAATTAATCAATATACAAAAGAGCAAAGTGGTAAATTTTTCCACTCTGCAAAAACATCTGAAATACTTGCAAAACAAAATAATGTATCTGAAAAAACAGTAAGGACCTACGGGAAAGATGCAGAAAAGTTTGAGCAAATAAAAGAAAAGCAGCCTGAATTAGCCAGTAAAATATGGAGTGGTGAAAAAACTTTTACGGAAATAAAGAAGGAAGAAAAGAAAGCTGAATACAAAGAAAAGGTTTTGCAATCACGAATTGAAACAGAAATAAACGAAAGTATAAAACAAGGGAATAGTTTAGAAATATTAGAAACTTTAGAAGATGGTTGTATTGATATAGTTTTGACCGACCCGCCTTATGGGATTGATTATGTTTCTAATCGTTCGACAGATGAAAATGCAATTACAAAACGTGGATTGCTTAACGATGGTAAAGATGAAGCCTTTGATTTATTAGATAAAACTTGTGAAATATTACAAAGAAAAACAGCAGTAAATTCACATTTATATTTCTTTTGTAGTTGGTCTGTGTTTAGTAAATTTGAAGCTATTATAAGTAAGTATTTTACTATTAAAACACCTATTGTTTGGGATAAGGGAAACAAAGGAAGTGGAGATTTAGAAAACGATTGGGGAAACCAAACTGAAATAATAATTTATTGTGTAAAGGGTAAAAAATTAATTAACAAAAGACGCGGAAATTTGATTAGTGTTTCAAGATTACACACTTCAAAAATGATACATCCAACACAAAAACCAAACGAATTAATAAGGGAAATATTAGAAGTATCTTTTAGTGAGGGAGATTTTGTTGTTGACCCTTTTATGGGTTCTGGAAGTACAATTAAAGTATGTCAAGAATTAAAGGTAAAATGTTTAGGAATTGAATTAGATAAAGAAATGTTTAATATAGCAAATAATTATATCAATGGAAATTAGGGAATTAGAACGTAAATTTATCAATGATATTAAAAAGATTGTTTACAAAAACATTAGCAATTTACCTAAAAATTGTTTTGTTGTTAACGAAAGTTCAGAAATTGAAGATACTAAATTATCTTTTGATTTATATTTTACTGCGGATATTCAAATATCAGTAAGAATAAGGTCGTTTAAGTATAAGAATTACGATGACATTACAATTAGAAGTAAATCAAAATATAATGGATTGACTGAAATTGATAAATTAATTGATGGTAAAGGACAAATTTATTTTTATGGGGTCTTATCTGAAAATCAAGAAACAATAATAAAATATATTTTATTTGACATTGATAAAATTAGAAATAAATTAAAAAACAATGGAATCGAAAGAACAAATTTTGATGGCACAAAATTCAAATGTTATAGTTTTAACTTTTTAAAAGAAAACAATGCAATTATAAACCAATTTAGTTAAATTTATTTGTACATTTGTTCAAGGGGTTTGCGGAGGCATCCCAGTAAAAGGTTAATCGTGTTTACCTTTCCCCTTTCTTTTTAAAACACGAACTAAAAAAAATACACGATGGCAACAGGAAAAAAATCATTTATAGCTTATGCAGATTGGAAGTTAACCTTTGATGAACTTCCAGATGAAGATGCGGGAAAACTAATTAAACACATATTTGCTTATGTGAATGATGAAGACCCAGAAACAGATAGTATTCTTATTAAGGCTGTTTTTGCAAACATTAAAACTACATTAAAAAGAGATTTACAAAAGTGGGATAGTCAACGCCAGCAACGTGTTGAAGCAGGTATAAAGAGTGCTGAAATACGTAAACGAAATGCAACGCTCGTTAACGGTCGTTCAGTTTCGTCTACTGTAAGTGTAAGTGTAAATGTAAATGATATAAATAAAGGTCTTTTGTCCGAAGTAAAAACTTCAGACGTACCAGATGATTTAAAAGAGTATTACAAAATAGCATTGGAGTTCCAAAAGTTGTTTATTAAAAACCAAACAGACCGAACCGTTAAACCAACGCATCAATTAAGAGCAACATTTAAAAACTACGTTGACCCTATAAGACTTATTTTGCAACAGGATGAAGCAACAAAAGAGGACTTATTAGATATTTACGATTTTTTAAACAGCAATGCAGGAACTTTTTGGAAGGAAAACATTTTAAGTACTTCTAAATTAAGGGAAAAACTACCTACGCTTTTGATGCAGGCACGTAAACCAAAAACAAAGCAAAATATTAAATATAACGATAAACTTTAAACTATGGCAACACTTGAAGCAAATATAAACAGACTATTTTGGAGAATGGGCAACGGTAAGTTTGAGCCAAACGATAAAGACGTAAAAGCATTAACCGAAGTCACGGAATGGATAAACAGACAAAAGGAGCAGGAAATAAAATCTAATCAATTATTTGCCAAACTTTATGTAAAAGCATTTTTTGAAGATATTGAAAAATATGGAGATGCAAAATTTGCACAATATTCTTTACATTCACATTTACGAAAACCACTTGAAACTATTTTTAAAGAGTTTGAAACAAACCTAAACGATTATGAGTTTAAAATGTTTTGTGATAAAATGGGAATTGAATTAGGACAGCATCCAGCACTTGAGCCAGAAGAAAAAAAGGAAAAAGAAATGGAAATTGTAAAAGCAAACGAAGCAGACTTTTTGAAATTAGTTAACGGCAAATGGGATAGTGATAAAATCACAAAGGCATTAAACAACCAGATAACCGAAGCAATCAATAACTTTAAAAACAAATAAAATGATTGAAATCCCACTAATAAAATTAAACGGCTCAACAAAAGAGCCAAAAGATATATTTCAATCTGCCTACATTGATTTAAACAAACCAATTAAACCGCAACCGATAGCAATAAGCATCGGAACGCACAACTACAAAGGGTGTGATTATCCAACAGCATTTGCAAGTTATGGAGACTTCAGCTGCATAGTTGGAGCATCAAAAAGTAAAAAAACCTTTTTAAAGTCTTTAATTTTAGCGAGATACATCGGTGGCAATAGTGATAAATTTGGGTTTGACATTAAAGGACACGACACAAAGGATAAGTTAGTAATTGACATCGATACCGAGCAAAGCCAATTTCACAGCGCAAGGTCATTCAGGCGAGTTTGTGAAATGATAGGAGGTTATCCAGACTTTTATAAGACCTTTTGCCTTAGACCTTATTCGCCAGCTGAGCGGTTCGAGTTTTTAGAATACCTTTTTATGGAAAGTGAATACAGGGAAAATATCGGTTTAGTAAGTATCGATGGCGTTGCGGATTTAGTTTCAGACACTAACAATTTAGAAGACAGCAACAAAATAACAAATGCACTTTTAAAATGGAGCGACACAACAAAGAGCCATATCATAACCGTATTGCACCGTAATTTTCAATCTAACAAACCAACAGGACATTTAGGTAGTTCGGTATTAAAAAAAGCTGAAACGGTTTTATTCGTAGAAAAAAACGGTGATTTAACAAATGTGAATCCAGAGTACACGAGAAACATACCGTTTGATAGTTTGAGTTTTGGAGTAGATAAAGACTGGCTACCATATTTGACTGATTTTATTTCACAAGAAAATGAGAGACCGTTTTGAAAGAATCAATATTTAACCCATCAATAAGCCACAAAGACAAACAAGGTCGCCCTTTTAGGTTGTCAAAAACCGAAATAATAGGAACGATTGAAAAAAAATACATTAACGGGGAGTATAGAAGCTGCACCCGCCACACTTTCAAATACCTTGACAAAGAGCAGCCGATATTCTTTGAAATAGAATTAGACTGGAATAATAAATTAATAAAATAAACTTTACCATTTACAGTAAACAGTAAACAAACTAAAAATTATGATTACATTAACAAAAATAAAAGAAATAATTGAAGCAAATTCTAAAGCAAAAGTAACACACAAATCAAAGCTAGGAAGGCAGAATAGGGATTTATTTATTATCCTTTGTAGAAAGTACACCGACGCAACACCCACTGATGTTTCAATATTTTTGGATGTGTCAAATTCCATTGTTTTGAACGCCAAGAGAAATTATAAAATCCTAAAACAAAAAGACCACAATTTTAAGATAAAAGCTAAAAAAATAAAACATATAATTTGGACGGAAACCGAAAATTTAAAAGAATTAACACCCAATTTCTCATACGTAAAAAAAGAAAGCAAGCACTTAATTAATTTAAGTCACCTCCCAGATAATATTAGAGAAAATGTAATGGAACGTATGGAAATTATAGTAAAAATGGAATCCTTAAAAGTTATGAATTACAGGGAAAGTGTTAAAGTTTAAAATAAAGTGTGTTTTTGTTGTGTATTAATAAAAAAATTTGTATATTTGTATCATACAAAAACCAAAATACTAGAAATTATGACAACTCAAAAATTTTTAACAAATTTAGAAATTACTCAAAATGAATTATTTTCTAATCAACAAATTCTTTTAAATTCTTTCAATAACTTTTTAAAATATAACAAAGAATTTAAAATAGAATTTTTCAAAATGAATAAAGAAGACCAAAACAATTTTTTTAAATATGTAGTTAATCACGTAATTGGAAAAATAGCAATAGAAAAAACATTTAACTAAAAAAAACAGGGGCTTAACCGCCCCTTTTACCACTATGACAACTACAATCGAAATTATCAAAAATGAACTTAAAGAAAATAATCTTCCATTTACAGGTGCTTATGAGCGTATGCCTTTAATGATGCTTGAAGTAATAAACAATATTAAGCGTTTTGGGGTTGATGCAATAAACAACAGTACTTTAGGAAGAGCCACTAAAAGAATAGCTTTGCAATTGGCAGAAAAAGACACAAGAGAATTAGTTATTATTAACGGAAAAACAATTTTAAGATAAAAATACGGGGCTTAACCGCCCCTTTTAACTATGAAAACAAGAGTAAACATATCAATAAACAAAGACCTACACGATAAGCACAAAGGCAAATTCTCGGCAAAGGTTAGGGAATGCCTAAAGCTGAAAGATACCTTGCAAGAACTTAAAGAGCAATACCCAAACGACCAGATGCTCGGTGCGGTGGTAAGGAATATTTTAAATAATTAGAAACTATGAACGAACAACAAAAGCAACTAATAAAAGACCTTTACAAAAAAGGAGGCTACGAGCAAAAACAATTAATAAAGGAAGCGTTCCCTGAGATGTTTATGCAAGAAGAAACAATCCACCTATTCGGGAATATGTACAAAATCAGTTTAATAAATTAAGATATGATACCACTATCACTTATCACACTCGGAATTATACTTGCAGGCTCAGGATTCTATCAGCTGAAGAGGCCTAAATTATACCCAAAAGAACAAGAAGAAAAAGAAATACAAACGGGATTTATACTTGTTGGAATTATATTTGTATTTTTGGGAATGTTTATATTGTTATTAAAATAAAAATACTATATTTGCGAGTATGGATAAAATAACCTCGCAGCATAAAAAATGGGTTTCAATTAGCGAAACACTTGGTGCAGGTGATATGGCTGAAGATTTAGTGCAAGATACTTACATAAAATGCCTAAAGATAAAGAGAATAATAACAGAGCCATTTTTTTATTTTTGCCTTAGAAGCACTATAATAGATTATTTTAGAGAAAGTCAAAAGGTATTTTATCAGGTAGACACAGAAACCGAAAGCATACCCGATGAGATTTATCAATTTATAAATAAAATGTACTGGTACGATAAAATGATTTATCTATCTTATATGCAGGATGGCATAAAGATTGAAGAGATAGCACGAAAAACAAATAAAAGCCATCAGGCAATTTCAAAAACAATAATAAAATGCAATACATTAATTAAAAACTTTGTAAATGGCAAATAAAAAGAAAAGCAAAGGCTTAGGAGATACAGTAGCAAAAGT